GCAGCTATTGATGCTGCTTCAACCCTTGAGGAACTGAAAGATGCTTATACAACTGCTTACACTGCTTGCGGTGCTGATAAAAGCTGGCAAAAGAAAGTAATTGATGCAAAAGATAAGCGTAAAGGAGCATTGAAATGACTTCATATCCAGAAGTAAGCCGCAACAGACGCAGATATGGCGTTGACCATATTGAAAAATATGCTTTGGGTATTACGCAAACCATTACATACAAAGTCAAAGGTGGTAACAGTGTTGTTATTGATTTAATAACCAAAGCTCAAGATTTTATGGCTGATGGTGACTTAAACAATGCTCGTCAAGTCTTGAATGTTGCCAAGCATCTTTTATCTGAAATTGATAATGGAAATTTGGCTGGCACAGTAAAACGTAAAGGAGCATTGAAATGAAAGTCAAAACAACCGCCCACATTCACTATTGCAAGTACGATTGGGATACCGAAGGCAAGTTTGAAGTTCTCAGTTTTAAGGCTAATGATGACTCTTTCCGTACCTATGTAGGCCAACAAGAAATTGAAATTGAAGTGCCTGATAACTATGATCCACGGGCGCAGAAAATTGCTGCTTTGGAAAAGCAAAAGCAAAACGTCATGGCTGAGTATCAAAAGACCGTGACTGAAATCAATGAGCGCATCAACAAATTGCAAGCATTGGAGTACACAAATGAGTGAAGTTGAACAAGGATCACCTGAGTGGTTTGCACAGCGTTGCGGCAAGGCTACTGCATCTCGTATCTCTGACATTGTTGCCAAGACAAAGACAGGCTACAGCACAAGCAGAGCAAACTACATGGCACAACTGGTAGTCGAGCGCATGACTAACCAAGTGGCAGAGTCTTACTCTAATGCTGCAATGGAGTGGGGTATCGAAAACGAGGAATTTGCTCGTGCCGCATACGAGGCTAAAACAGGCAATATGGTCGATCAGGTAGGTGCTATTGACCATCCAAGGATTGCACTGTCTGCTGCCTCTCCTGATGGCCTTGTGGGTGATGATGGGGATGGGTGCTTAGAGATCAAGTGTCCGAACACTGCCACACACATTGAAACCCTTTTGGGTGATGAACCCGCAAAGAAGTATTACGACCAGATGCAGTGGCAAATGGTATGTGCAAACAGAAGTTGGTGCGACTTTGTGAGTTTCGACCCACGAATGCCAGTTCATTTACAACTGTTTGTCAAAAGGATCGAGCGCAATGATATTTATATTGCAGAACTCGAAAGTGAGGTTGTCCGTTTCTTGGCTGAAGTGGATGACAAGGTTAAAAAACTCAATGAAATCAAGGTGTAAATATGGAACAGCTACAGATTAGCCAAGAGTATGTTCTTTCTGCATTTGATTATCAAGATGGTCAATTGATTCGCAAGATTGGCAGAAAAGGTGAAATTGGCTCTGTTGCTGGCTGTATTCACAAGGGAACAGGTTATGTCCATATCAAGATAAAAGCTAAACCATTTAAGGCACATCGATTGGTTTTCTTGTATCACAATGGATATTTGCCTGAACTCATTGACCACATTGATGGAAACAAATTAAACAATCGAATTGAAAATTTGAGGGAGGCAAGTAAACAAGAAAATTGCCAAAACCAAAAGGTTCGATTAACTAATTCTTCAGGCGTTAAAGGAGTGTCATGGCACAAAGCTAATAAAAAATGGGTAGTTTCTGTTTGTAAAAATTACAAGTCTCATTATTGTGGAATTTTTGAAGACAAAGAACTAGCAGAGTTAGTAGCAATGGAGGCAACAAACAAGTTGCACAAACAATTTTCGGCATACAAAGGAGTGTTACATGGATGAAAATCAGAGAAATAATAGTGGCGTTTTGTTTAAATCAGATCGCAAAGAGAAACCCAATCACCCTGATTATCGCGGGTCTATAGTTGTTGATGGAAACAATTATTGGATTTCTGGATGGATAAAAGAGGGTAAGAACGGTAAGTTCATGGGACTAGCAGTTAGCCCTAAAGATGAGTCTTATGTTTCTGAAAAACAACCTTCAAAGAAAATTGAGGATATGGAAAGCGATGCGCCTTTTTGATGTAACTTAATGGGGAAAGCGTAAGTGAGTACCCACTAACTTTGATAGGAGTTGATATGACTTTAAGTTTTGTAGAACGTAAACAAATATGGTGGGATTGGCATAAAGAAAACCCACAAGTGTGGCAATACTTTGAAAAGTTTGCATTAGAAGCAGTTGCCAATGGGCATAAAAAGGTCAGTCATTGGCTGATAATCAACAGAATCAGGTGGGAAGTTACCATAGTCACTACTGGTTCAGACTTCAAGATCAGTAACGATTACATTGCTTTTTATGCAAGACTCTGGAAAGCAAAATACCCTCAATACAAAGACTTGTTTAACACTAAACAGATGATCGGAGAACCAAGATGATTGCAAATGTCCTGTCCCTGCTTTTCCTTTTGTCAGTTGGTGGAGGAGTCCTCATACTTGGAATATGGGTCTTCCTCCACTTCTTTGACGATTAGGCGTGTAGACCATTCAAATACTGAGTCTTCCCTGCCACTTTGACAGCAGTCAACTCTTGATTCTTCAGGTTGTTGGGGTCATACGACACATGAACCCATCCGCTATCAGGTACGCCTTGTGTGTAAAACTCAAGAATAAGTTGTGTGTAGTCAAGGTTATCCATTACCCACTGAGCCAAATCAGCATTAGCAATGCCAGCAATCTCAATATCGGCTGCTCTTCCAAGGCAATGGTCTGAGGTCTTCGATCCTCCCACTGCTGGACTTGAATTCAATTCAGGGCTGCGATATCCAGAGTTCACCGTCACTGACTTACCAAAATGCTCTCTAACAGGCTGTAGGACGTTCTCACACAATGCTTTTAGGTTCTCAATGGTTGCTTCATCAGGCGTGTTGTCCAGACCCAAACGAGTGGCAGTGTCGGACTTGGTGAGTTCTTTTAGGGTAAAGTTGGCAGATAAGTTCATGGTTTTCCTTTCAAGGTTTGGAGGGCTTCGTTGTAGAGGGAGACACAGGTTGCGAGTTTTCTGATGGCGGCATCTCCTTCGTCTGTGATGGCGATAAGAGCTTTAGAAGTCTCTGGGTCAAGTTCGGCTGATGCACTTCCTGAGTTATCTCCGCTGGTAACGGGGGCATCTGAGGAGGCTTGTACGGGGCAACCGGAGGCTTTGACAGCGATCCGCAACTTGAGAGCACCACTGTCAATATCAGTATTGCGCTTTTGTTGTAAAAGTTTAGCATTTTGATTGGCTTTCATCAGTTGGTTAGATTGAGTATTCACAGCAGAAACCAGTGCCTGTTCCTTTTGTCGAGCATCTGCATTCAAAGCAGCAATCTGAAGCTGTTGTTTAGTAAACTCATCGTGTTTACCCTTAGAGTATCCACCGCCAAAGGCAGAGCCAATGGCGATCAAGATACCCAAAATTACCCAAGGATTAAACAGACTCATGGCTTAGGCGGCTCATCATTGTCAACAACTTCAGCCTTTGATGTCGCAGTAGCTATTGCTTTGACACCAGAACGACCAGCAACACCACCAAGAACACCAGTAATGAACACCATAATTGTGTTGATTTGCTGCGTGTAAATCTTGTCAATTGCTGCCATGCCTGACATTGGCTGAGTTACAAAGCTGACGCTGTAAAGGAACATTGCTACCGATCCAAGAAGAATCAGGGTCAAGGAAAAGATTACGATTGCCCAAATTCTGACTTCAATTTCGTCAGAAGTCATGCGAGTATTTTTGTTCATTACGATTGTTGGCATCACTTTTTCTCCTGTTCGGGTTTAACAAGTTGGTCAGGACAAGTACCTGTAGCGGTACAGATTGGCGGTTTGCATTCTTCATTCTGCCAATTCTTAGGGTCTTGGCATTTATATCTAAATCTATCCTCACAAGCAGATAAAGAAATTAAAAATAAAACACATATTAAAAGTCTTGACTTCATACTCTATACCCTCCATAATAATCACATGAAAAATTCATCTTCAATATTCCACGAGTTATTTTTTTACGATCAAATAACTGGAAATATTTTGCAAAAAAAGAAACGACCAAAAATAAAAGTTGGATCAATAGCTGGCGCATTGACTCCAAAAGGATACAGATATATACAAGCATACGGGAGGAAATATCCAGCCCATCATCTTGTTTGGTTTTTTGAAACAGGTTCATTTCCAAAACTTTTTTTAGATCACATTGATGGTAACAAATCAAACAACCACTTTTCCAATCTTAGAGAAGTTACAACAAAACAAAACAATGAGCACAGAGGAAAGCAAAAAAATAATTCAACAGGTTATAAAGGAGTGACTTTTAATAAAAGATTAAACAAATTTGTGGCACAGATTCAACATAATTACAAAACAATTCATTTGGGAGTATTTGATACTGCACTAGAAGCAAGTATGAAATATGAAGAATGTGCAAAATCTGTTTTTTCTCATTATTAAACTTTCATTTATCTTTCTCCCTTTGCTGTTGCTCAACTTTCTGTCTCAACTTCTCTACCTTTTCAACCTGAGCCTTAGCCTCATGCTTTGTCTCAAGAATATCAAGGTAAAGAAACCCCATGATCGGCAGTAACAAGGCAATCAGAATACAAGCAGCAATCCAACCCACTATATCTTCCTCCACTGGCTTACGAACACGAGCCACATCCATATATACAGGAGGAATATTCCTGTTACTACTAGATACGCTGACTTGGCTTGCAGATTTCTTTTTGCCTCCTGCCGTTGCCATTCTTTGTACCTCTCTTTTGCTTCCTGCTTCAATCTGGCTTGTTCTTGCTCCTGTTGAATGACTTCCCTCATTTCAAACACTTCAGAGTACAGCGCACCCATTTCTGGAGGCGATTGGTACACCATACATTCACGAATCTGAACTACCAACTCAGCCATCTGCTGTTGAGCCATAACCCTATTTAAGGCGGCTTCCATGTGGTTTTGGTCAGGATCGTAAACGCTTCTGGACTTTTCTTCTTCCTCCCTTATGTGAGCAGCGAGTTGCTCTTGAAGACGGAAAAATTCAGTGAGTTGTTTGACAATATTGACCTTGACTTGAGTTTCGTCAACGGCAACGAATTTCTCTTTCTTTTTCGCCACAGACTTGGGCGTGGAGGTGGTGGCAACTGTTGCTGGCTTACCACCAAACATTTTGGAGAGTTTTCCCCAAAAGCCTTGTACTTCTTTTCCAATCTTGACTGCTTCGTCAACAGTAGACTTGACCTCCATAAAGGAAGTCTTTGCCTGTTTGTAAAGCTCACAACCCTCTTTGATGGCGGCAACGCAAGCATTGGCGGCAAAGAGTAGGCTGATCGGATCAATTTTGTGTCCTTAATTTCTTGTGATTTGAGAAATAGTTCCACGGGTAAGTTGAGTTTGTGTTGGCGTAGAGGCAGATACAAATTCTCGAAATGTTTGTTGCATTTCAGGACTCATCTTTGCCATCAAAGAACTTGTAATCAATGAAGATTGTTTCTTTGGCATAACCTCTAAGAAGTCTGCCAATTTTTGCGGGTCAAGCATAAGCTCAGTCATTTTTGAATCTAATTGCTTTTGACTTCCTGTTTTCAATGTATCTAAAACAGATTTGAGAATTGTTATCTTACTGCTAATCATTCCTGGGACTTTTTCACCACCAGCAAATGCCTCTTCTCCTATTGATTTAACGCTTCTACCCATCTCAATTGCTTTTTGTGATCTTGCTAAATCAGCACGAACACTTTCAACAGATTTAATTTGTTCGGGCGTAAGGAAGTCAGATAGCTTTTCATATCTCTGAACACCAGTAGTTCTTTTAATCAAAGTGGCTGAGTTGTCAACGGCTGAAGCAAATTTTCCAGCTTTTTCAACATCAGTCAAATTCAAACTTAATTTGTCAATCAGTTCTTGACCAACTTTCATTTGATTAATTTTCTTACTATGGTCAGCAAATTTTGATAAATAATCAGACCAAATTTGAGTTCCAGACGCATCATTAATGGATTTATCAAGAATCTTTTTAATAGATGTTTCTACATTGGTAGCTTGCGCTCCAAATGGTTCATTTCTTTGTGTCAAAAAAGACTTGATATCACTGCCAATTTCTTTACGCACATTGTATAAATCAACGCTATTAATAATGCCATTTTCATCAGCAAGATTTGCTAATTTTGTGCGTAATCCTTGAAGTGAATTAACAAGCAATGTATTTGACCTATCTCCAACACGACTAAGACTATCGTCTATTTTCCCAATGATTGGCTGAATAGTAAGAGGATAGAAACCCTCGTCTGAAACACTTTGCAATTGCAACTTTTTAAACGCAAGTTCTGCTTTCCTTTGTGCAATAGGGTCTGCAAATTCTTGAGTGGCAGTAGATAGGCTCTTAGCAAGGTTGTAATTTCCCATGTATCTATCTGGAAACTTCATTGGCATCCCTGCAATTTGCGATATTTGACCGCCTCCCATTCCAGTATTTGATCGGAGCAATGCTTGTGCTTCTTCTGTAGCTGTTTTGCCTTGCGCTTGAAGATTCTGCACTACAGCAGCTTGTCTTGCTGCTATGTCAGACTCTAATGCAGGAACAACCTGACCATAGACATTTGCTTGCTCAAGTGCTGTTTGACGTAATGGAGCAGTCTCTGCTGTTCTTGCTGCCTCTGCTGCCGCTAAGTCTGCCTCAGTGCCAAATTGACTTACTAACTCTTGTTTACGAGCCGCCGCTTGTGCTTGCCCTCTTTGTGCAAATTGCGGTTGTGTACGAACTTGGCTTGCAAGTCTTTGCTGTTCTTTTACAAGTCCTATTGCTGTTGGAGTACCTACTAGTGCTTCAGCAGTTGTTGGTTTACTGCCAGAAACAATTTCACCAGCATTTCTTAAAGCAGAAATTACCTGTTTTTTTTCATCTCCAACTAAAGATTCAATGTATCTTCGTGCCGCAGTTTCTTTATTTGCAGCCGTAATAGGCAAGTTGATTAACTGATCTTTTATATAAGATAAAGTTTTTATTGTTGGAGGAATAACTCCACCAATCACAGCACCTAATCCCATGTTAAACAATTTATCTGAGACATAAGAACCATCTTCTTTGCCACTAGGACTCAATCCTCCTTGAATTGCTCCACCACCTGCTGCAGTTATGCCTCTTTCAATTAAACCACCAGTACTAGATGGCACTAATTTGTTAACTGGAGAAAATATTGCTCCTGTTATTTCAGGAACATCTATCCCCTCTCGACCAACGGCTGCTCTGCCTTTTTCATAAGCAGCTTGTTCTTGTCTAACAAGAGCAGATGCTCCTTGTTTAATGTCTTGACCAAACAAACCAGTTTTTGCTAATAATTCATTTACACCTAATGCTGGTTGAATTACTGCTCCTCTTAGTAAACTATATGTTGGAGAACCTAAGCCAAACATTTGATTTAGAAAACTAGGAGATTCTGTTTCAACAATTTTATTTTGCGGAATGTTAGAGGAACTTGCTTGACTAACATTAGATGCACTTGATTCTTTTATAGAGCGAGCAATCTTTGCCAGTCTACGAGCATCTTCTTGATTACCTTCAGCATCAGCTTTACGCAGAGCTTGCATTACTTCTTCATAAGTCGCTGCCATAAATACCTCGTTATTTGTATTTGTTTAACAAATCCTCATCAGAAGAAATGTCTTCAAAATATGGTTCTATTTTTGCCGCTTTTCTTCTATGATTGATTCTTATTTTTGCTTTTTCTTGTGCTATTTTTGTTGCTTTGACAAAATTATCCAATGCCTCAAATGTTGTTTGAGTATCATTTTTACCATAAGCAGCAATAAACTCATTTGCAAAACGCAATACATCCTTATCTGTTTGAACACCTTTTTCTGCACTTACTTTTAAGTTTGTTGCGGCTTGAACAGCACGTTCCAAATTTGCATATGCTCTACTTTCTGGAGTAGACATACCTGTTGCATTAGCTGCTTCATACTTACGATTGTTTAGAAATCCAAGTTCTAAAGGAGCTTTCTTTGTATTTGGATCAATTTTCAAATTCTCTATTACGGGAGAAAGAGTTGTAATTTGAGCATCCAAATTATCAATAAGTTCTAAATCTTTGTTTTCATCTTTTATTAAACCTATAGGCATTGGTTTATTTGCTAATTGAGATTGCTTAAACTCATTTCTTGCTTGTTCAATTTCTTTTCTTGCATTGATTCTCATTTGCTCTAATGTTTGAGCATTAGCACCACGTTCTTTTGCTGCAATAGCTTCAGCATTAAGTCTTTCTTGTAATCTTTCAAGTTTTGCGTCATTATCTTTACGAGCTTGATCTGCTCTAGCAATTCTTTGAGCTTCTTTATCAGCAGATGACTGTAGAACAGCTAAAACTTTATCTGGAGAACCAAATTTTGCAACAATTGCTAATATATCTGCTTCAGTTGCTGTTGGTGGTAATTTAGATAATTCTGCTCTTAAATTTTCTTCTTGTTTATTTGATAATTCAAATTTTTGAGCTTCGGCTGTTGTTTTTCTTACAGTAGCTGCGCTGACTTGTAATTTCTGTGCTGCATCAGCAATTTGAGTAGCAAAGTTAGTATCACCTAATTTATATGCAGCTCTAGATGCCGCAAAAAATGTTTCAGGATTATTTTGATCAAGTTGAGCCATTAACGCATTACGTTGAGATATTAGTTGCAACTGTGGGTCTTTACCACCCAAAGCACCGCCAACACCTTGACCTAACTGGTATCCAGCTTGTTGGAATCCAACACTTGCCTGTTGCAATGGGGTCAACTGAGCAAACTGCGTAAACCTGTCTTGCATTGCTTCATTTTGCTTTTGTTGGTACAAACGAGCCTGTAGATTGCTCAACTCAGGTGAAAACAAACCAGATACATTAAAATTAGGCTCAGAAGTTTTCATTCCTCCTGATAAACTTTGTAGTTGCGTTTGTGGAGTTCCGCCAGCAGCCATCTGATCGGCATTAGCTTGAATCATTGCCAAGAATTCTGGTGATGAAGTATATGGAACAAAATTATCAACCGCAGGAACACTAGTATCTAATGCGCCTCTATCGGGAACATCGTATGTTGATACTGTTTCTACAGGGACAACATCAGGATATGGATTTACAAAACGTGCCATGATTTTTCCTTTACGCCGTAAATCCTCTACCACCCAACAAGTTCATTACCTGTTGAGTCGTAAAAGTTTGCTGTTGAGGTTGTACGCCAAATAGGTTGTTCAATGCGCCTGTTACTACAGGAGATTGAGACAATCCAGATAAAACATTACCACTTGGGCTAAACGCATTGCTTGGGTACATTGTCTGTGCCGCACCAGTAATTCCCTGCGACAACAAATTACCCGCCTGTGCAGTGCTTGCCGTAGTCTTTGCACCAATTTGAGTGCCAAGCGTCATAGGCTGTTGTGCAAGGTTTTCTAAGCCTGTAGTTGTATCCATTGCAGTGGCAAATGGGGCATAAGCACCTGTCTGACCAGTGTAATAGGCATTCTGCAAGTTTGCACCTTGTGACATCAAACCACCGCCAAATTGCTGACCTTGCTGAGTCAGATTGACACCTTGTCCATACAAATTAGCACCAGCAAGTTGTTGAGCCTGAGTCAAAGCAGTTCCCTGACCATACAAGCCAGCACCAGCCAATTGTTGAGCTTGAGTTAAGCCAACCCCTTGACCATACAATCCAGCCCCAAATTGAGCCTGTTGTTGACCAGCCAAATTAGCATTAGCAGACAATTGCAAGTTACTTTGAGCCAAAGCGTTGTAGTAGGCTTGCATTTCAGGTGTTGTAGCACCCAAATTACCACCCTGAGCTACAGACAAACCACCTCTACCTTGCTGTTGCAGTTTGTTTTGTAGCAATGCAAGTTGATTTTCTTGAGTAGGTGCAAGCAATGCTTGTTGTTTGGCAATGTAATCTGCCGCTACTTCTTCTGGCGTTTGTTTTAAATAACCCAAGCCAAGATTAGTAAGTGGTTGACCTACTTGAGAATTCATATATGTTTGACCCATGCTAGTCAAAGGTTGACCAGCTTGAGAAGCCATGTATGTTTTACTCATGTCTGTCAAAGGTTGGCCTAAATTACTGCCAAGATAGTTTTGACCAAGACCAAATAGACTTTGCGCCCCTGCTTGTAACGGTGCATAAGCGGCTTGTGCTTGTTCTGCTTGAGTCAATCCTGTGTTTGCAAGAGCAGATAATCTGTTTTGATAACCTTGAATCTCAGGACTTGCTGCATATCCAGCACCAATCACATTACCTTGTGCATCAGTTTGAAAGTTTGACTGACCAAATCTTGTAGTCACGCCAACTGGTCTGAATTTAGCCGCATCAGCAGCAATCTGAGCCGCACGAACTTGTGCATCTGCCGCTGTTTGCGCTGCTTGTTTTTGTTGGTCTGCAATTTGACTTGCAGAGTAACCACTTATCAATGACTGAACACCAGCAACACCAAGTTGTCCAACTATGGTAGGTGATAAACCAGTAAAGTCAGCAACTGATTGCACAACACTTGGAATCAATCCAGAGGTAGCTACTTGACTAGAAAGTGCTGCGGCTGCGGCTGGTGATGCACCTCCACCAGCAAGTGCAGTTGCACCTGTAAGCAAGCCAGCATTACCCACTGCACCCGCTGTACCACTTAGTAAACCACCAGCATTTGCCATTGTTACAGGGGTAGTTCCAGCATATCCCGTTACAACAGGGCCAGCCCCTATAACACCAGCCTCTGTTGCTCCTGCTGCTCCTGCTGCACCAGTTAATGCGCCAGAAGCCAATGCAGTACCACCAGCTACTGCTGCTACAGTTACCCAACCGCCGGGAATTTCGTCATTAACAAATTTATCTATACCTACAGCAACGTCATCAACAGCTTTAACAACAGGTTTTATTGTTTGAATGCCAATATCAGCAACTGATTTAACAGTATCTGTAACAAAATTTACAGCACCTTGAGGCTTAATCTTACGATCTCCTACATGGCGAAAAGCATCAATAGGAAGATCGGGAATGTCTAGCAATGCTAGTGATGAATTGTGTCTCATATTACGAGCTTCCAGTTATATTGAGATAAATCAGAGTCTTCAACTCTAATGCCTATTTTCTTCATCAGATCAACAATCTGAGGGTTATCGGCTTTACCATAAACTACTTGTATATCTGAGTCTTGCAGTTTCTTATAAAACACAAGCAAAGATTTTGATAGTGTCATTGGTTGATCTACAGTGAACAAATGAGCCTCAACAACATGGGGCTTTAGTTTCTTAAGAAGCAAAACAGAATCATTTTCCTTGAGCAAGATACCGTCACCTGATTGAACAAGTTTATTTACAGCCAATAATGCATTGGCAGGATCAACTTTATTCCTTTGTGCATCACGTTTAATGATTTCTGAAGCATTCATAATTTACTCTCCAATGCTGTGATTCGTGCTGTTATGCTTCTTGAGTTTGTGATGATGCTATTTGCGCTTGATAAGCCGCAATGACTTCAGCAGTCCATGCCACATTGCAGATTGCAACAACATTAGCAGGAACGCCTGTCAAGTCTTGCGCTGGTGTCAGGCTTGAACGGTGATAGGTTTGGCTCAGTTGTGTGCCATCTTCCATGATGCGTGTAGCTTCACGATAAAACACAATGCCGTTTTCGGTGACTGTGATTTGGTCAACGGTGGTTGTTTTGGTGAGTGACATGATTTTCCTTTAAACAATGTAAGTAAGAGTTATCATAAAAAAATGACCGGCTATTGGAAGCATATTTGTTAAATTCCCCGCAGATGTAATCATAAAAAGACTTGCCGTATTATCGTTATTATTGGCTTGAATTACCGGATATAAACCAGCAGGCAATGCTGCGTTAAATATCCGCATCGCGCCTCCAACGGAAAGAGCCGATCCCTCAGAACCATTTGCCACACTAAAAGGTAGCGTAATTTTCATAACCCCCGATGGACTAGATACGGCAGATATTTCAAACTGTCCATTGATTGTCACTAACCTGCCAACTTTTGTATACGACATAAGGTCATTACCACTTGCAACAGTAGCAGTTCCACTGACCATCGTGACAACCGCAGTAAAAGTACCCTCCTCATAATCATCCAGCGTGTTTGCGTCAGTTGATGCTGATTGAGTTGCGGGGAATGCAATGCCTACGCCTGTTGCTGATGCATTGCCTCCCGCAAGTGCTAATGCACCATTAGCATTTAGCGTCATTTTCAACGCATCGGATGTGTAGAAGTTAATTGGCTTATAACCAGCAGTTGATGCGTAAGTAGAATAGATTTTAAATTCTGTTGCGTTGTTAAGAATACCCATTTGAGTATCGTTAGACGCAGAAAACAGGTCAAGTGAACCAGTTGTAGTGGAGACAAGTCCTGACCTTATACCGCCTTTTACATCCAACTTATATGTTGGCGAACTAGTACCTATACCCACATTCTGTGAAGAATCTATATAAACAGCATTTGTGCCATTTGTAGACAAGCCAAGTGCATTTGCCGCAGGAAGATACAAACCGTTACCAGTGACAGATGTGCCTGTAGGAATCAGTTTGGCTGCGGTTGCTGTACCTGTTGTAGCAAAGTTAGTACCGTCAAATGTAATTGCAGAGCCAGAACTAAGAGATTTACTACCATTCAGATACGTCACGCCATTTGCAGTACCCGCAGACAACACAGGATTGGCTGTAAGGGTTGCAACGCCAGTTAAGGTTGTGGTACTAGCCACATTTAATGTTGTGCCAATAAACGCTGCTTTAGCCACTCCAAGACCGCCAGCAGTAACAACAGAACCTGTAGACGTACTAGTTGAATCTGTAGTACCACTAACCGACACTGTAGGAATTGTTACCGTACCTGTAAAAGTAGGAGATGCAGTATCTGACTTTGAATTGACAGAAGTTGCAATATTGTCAAACTCAGTATTGATCTCAGTACCCTTCACAATCTTCAAAGGATCACCAGAGGTAAGCGTATCCTTGGTTGCAAAGTTAGTTGATTTTGTATATGCAGTCATTTATACCCCTTATGACAATTTGCCATGCTTAGATTGAATTTCAATTTTCTGAATGGACAACTGAGAACCGTTAATATCCATCTCATATCCAGTTTGGACAATTTTTCCAGAACCACTACCATTTGCAATAAGTGTCTGTAATGCAACACCTTCAGAATAGTAAGCAACAATAGTTGCGTTTGCACCATATTCTGCTGTTCCATATTCAGATACACCTTGTGCTGGAATCAAGACATTCTGAGATAAGTAGTTTGTTAGAAAGTCATATCCCCACTTAATCGTTACATACTGGTTACTTCCACCAATAATCACAACAGAAATTTTCTTGATAATTGAAGTAATTGACTGACTTCCAAGATCAGTATGGTTTGTGTAATACGCTAATCTATATGATGACGCATTATCTAAAAAGCCAGTATATTGACCAACATAACCAGTTTTTCCAATCAATAAGTCACCATTTCTCTTAGACAGAAAAGACTTAGGAAGAATTGAATCCCATGTTGTTGCTCGTAATGCGCCATCAGGCAAAGATGTTTTGGTATCAAAACAATAGACTTGTTGATTGATTGGCAATGTCAGTAAGTAAAATGCTTCTTTTTCAGAATAAACAGATTTAATATTAGCCAATGTTTCACTTGGAATCTTTTTGTTCATCAAGTCATTGCGAACATTTTTAGATAAATCACGCTCTGGCTGTGACTTTTCCTGAATTGTTCTCATCAAAGATCGAACACCACTGTTTGACAAGAAAATAACATCTGTACTTGTTGTTTGTATAGTATCTCTAGCAATACAACCAATGCTCTCAACAGTATCATACAAAGTCATTGTCGAGGGAGTTGTAGCCCCCGTATAAATCAAAATTTGACGTTTGCCAAAAATGTAAAGAAATCCATTATGTGCTGCTAACCCAGTAATTTCATCAGCACCATTCACCCATACATTATTTACATTGAGCGTTCCTGAAGTGCCTGTAGACCATACATGACCCGCAATCAAATCACTGAAGTAAACAGTTGCATTGTTTGTTGTTGTTGTAGCCGTCCACAAGCGTCCATAAGCCGATATAACGATGTTTGTTGATGGAACTGTAGCCACATAGCCTGTCTTCTCAGAAACACGCCTATAGGTGGTTGTAGACACAGTAGGATCAAAGATCAATGGGTCATGACCAGTTTGGAAAAAATAAGTTATTGCATTGAGTGATGCACATTGCCAGTTGCTTGCAGTTATGACTGGTGCTACTCCACCCCCGCCATAGGTCAACTCTGTTAGTGCATTTGCAGTACCCAAATAAAATAACTTATTGTTTCCAGCAAGCAGAACAGTCAATGTGCCATCAGCTTGCACTAATTCGTGCATCACACCAACATCATTTGCACCCAAGTTTCCTGTTGAGGCATTAAGTGCAGTCCAACCCTTGCGTGATCCAATACGACCATACTGGTCAATGATGCAATTTGACGCAATTAAAGCAAATCCAGCATTCAAATCAAGAGGTGAGTCTTGAGTATTCAACCCATAAAAGCCGGGGGCTGAAATGCTGTTGATTTCAAGTGCAGTACTCATGTTGCAACAAACTCCTGATTTTCAGGATAACGAGTACCTTCCAAAGCAATTTGGTCAGCCAACATTGATTTGTAAAGAGCATACGCTTCAGATGAAGACAGACCACCATCTTCACCACGCTCAACCAATGCCCTTGCATAAGCATTCTGAGCAACTAAAAAATCACTTACCAATATAACTGTTGAACCAGATGACAATGTTGCTTGTGGAACTGTCAAGGCAAACTTGATTGTGTATACACCATCAGGGATTGGATAAAGATTTACTTTGGTGTCATATGAGGCATCAACCCCATCAAAAGCAAATTCAGTAGGGATTGAGTTGACTAGTGGCGTAAAGTTCAGTTTGCGGTTCATATCCACAAAGCTAATGTTAGTTAGGCCAACATTGCTTGTGGTGTTGATTACATCCATCACTTGAAACTTCTGACCAGCACCTGTCAAAGAATAAGATGCTGTGGATGCCGCAGTAGTGACTGTAATTACTTGACCTAATACGTTCCAGCTAAAGGCATCTTCAATCTGACGTTTAGCATCATTGACAAACTTGCCAATCAGGGTTGAATAGGTTGTTTGGGTAACACTAGATACAGTTGCTTCACGCAATCTAGCAAGAACATCATTAACAGTTTCAAGATAAGTCATCTGCTTCCAGCCTTTGCTTTGTTCCTGTCGGATATAGCTTTAGCTTTTGCCTTTGCGTCAGCCTTTGAGGTAGCACCCCATGCCTTGAGCGAAAGAAGCAGTCTTGTTGGTTCACCATCCTTGTACTCAGCACCGCTGTTACCAGCCATACGAGCCAAGAAACTTGCCCTGCGAGGGTTATCCCCCGACTTTACTGGAGGTTTCAGATTACCACCAGTTTCTGCATTATAAGATGCTCTGCCCTTGGCATTCAAGCCGCCTTTTGGATTTTGACCAGCTTTTGTTTGCCAAGTGGGTGTTTTCATCTACTTCACCTTTTTCATCTTCTTTTTAGGTTTAGACATTCCTGCTTCAGACAAAGCAATTGCAACTGCTTGTTTCTGGGACTTCACAACCTTGCCAGTTTTAGAGCCAGAGTGCAATTCACCCTTGCCATACTCAGTCATAACTTTGCTAATCTTCTTTTGGGCTTTGGTTTTCATACCAACTCCGTTACAGAAACAGTTGATGTTGTAATCGTTGCATCCTTAATGAATGCAATCTTTTGAGCAGGACTTACTCGCACAATTTCAACGCAATTTGGTGGAATCATGGCTGATGTTGTAATGCTTGCAGTAGGACTTGTGCCAATTGCATAGTGGCAATGACCTTGACTACAGGCAATGCGAATCATAGTTGTAGTTGCACCAAAAGCAGTCATTTGAACACTGCTAGTAGTTACTGTTGCCACTTGGCTTGTGCCATTACTAGCAACGCCCCAAGCTACTTGATTTGGATCGAGTTGAAATGTAGACATTATTTACCTCTTGAAGATTTTTTCATCATGTTAGTAGCAGTCCGACCACCACGAGTAGGCATACCTTTGGGTTTGCCAACTGCAACCATGATTGCAATAGGAATACCCTTTTTAGGGGCATTGGCGGGAGTTTTGGGTTTAGTTGTCTTCATATCAGTCCTTTTTGATTGAACCACCAGATTTCCAAGCATCACAAGTGCGGAGTGCTGCACAAGTGAAGTGAAACAATTCGCAGAATCCTAGATCAGCAGCTTCAATAAACTGTTCATCATAGTCAAGTTCATTAGGTGAGCTTTTTCCCTTTTCCAATCCATCTCTGATGCACTGCATCATTGTTGGTGTCTGGATAAATGCCGCACAGTTTCCACAACGCATGGTTTTGACAACATCAGTGGGTGCGTTGTACATCTTGGCTTTCTTCAGCCAAAACGCTTCATTGGGTTCAAGTGGGTTTGGCGCACCATAGCCAAAGTTCTTGAAAGCATTATTGCGATTCTTTAGGTTAAGAGTCACATCCTGAGTAGGAAGTGGGCAAACCTTGCCTGATAAGAGTCCTTCTTTCATTTCCACAGCTTATCAGCAATAAAAGTAATGACCCCGCCCATGATTGAAGCAATAGTCATCCCCATCCAAAAGCCACCTTTGCCTTTGTTTGCTAGTTCAAGCAAGGCTTTTACATCGGTACTCAATTGAGTCACCTGACCATGCAGAGTCTCTACTTGAGCCTCTAACCGACCAAAATCACGAGCATCTATCTCAGACATTTGCTACCTTTCGGGGTCTACCCATTTTTCTAAAAGTTGGGATGACAGGCGCAAATGCGGTATCTGTTCTAGTCTCTGATTCTACAGATTCTATGGTTACTTCTGCCTCATCTATCCTCACATATCCCTGATGACCCTTCATAGAATCAATATCATGTTGATATGTGAAAGTTACAGTGTTACCTGATTGAAGACAACGAAAAGTAGCCATAAAACCCTTTAAATAAGAAAGGGGGGACTAGCCCCCCATTCATTACACCAAGCGAGCAGCTACAAGACGAATCTTGCAAGATGCCAAGTCAACAGTGCTACCAGATTCGTTTTGAACACGAATACTAATAACATTTGCAGCAGAAACATAAGCAGTAACACTCATGCCAACTTCATCCACAGCAAAAGAGCAACCCAAGACCATATCACCCAACGCCACGCCAGCAACGGCAACAGTTTCGGTTTCACCCGCACCATCAACCAAAGAACCAGCATCAAGCGTAGCAACAACAGACCAAGTGTCGCTGAAAAGCCCACGGAAAGATTCGTTGTCTCTAGCGGAAACAACAGCGGTAGCAGCAGCCATTTTGATTTCTCCTAATTAGGTTAAAAAAGTCCCCCCACCACTAGGGCAGGGGGCGCAACTGCAATTAGGCAGGAACTAAGAGAGCGAACATAGATGCAGATTTAGCTGCACCAGTGCTTGCGGCGGAACGGAGAATCTGAACACCATACAGAGTGTCAGAAGTGAACAGAGTAGCCAAATACTCTTGTTTGTACTGGATTTGTGAACGAACAGCAACTTGCTCAACCAGCACCATTGAATCACGGTGACCCATCAAACAAACTCGTGCAGCACCAGTTCCTGATGCAGTATCAGTATTACTTGATACAAACACAGGAATGCCATACAAGTTACCAATCTCACCAGTGCGGATAGTATTGTTTGTACCACCAACAAAGGCTTGCTCAGTGTAACGAGCCAGACCCATCAAAGTATTGCGACTTGAGGGAGGGATGATGAAGAAACGCTGATCCATTGGGGTATCAGTGTCATCAAGACGCTGAATAGTGCGGCGAATAGCGGCATCGGTCAATGCTGACTCATTGTTGCTTGCGGCAACATAAGCAGATGTACCATCACCACCAATAAACGCACCAGTTGCATAAGCATTAGTACCAGCACCGCCATTGGTTGAACGACCCAACTGAATCAAGTCAGTATCAACTTGTTTAGCCAGAGCATAACCAGCGTCAGAGGTATAAAAGTTACGCAAGCTGTTCAGGGCTTGGGCTTCAACAATATCCTCAATCAAACGTGAATATTCATAATGCTTGTTGATAGATACTTGAACTTCAGACTCTGTAGCAGCAATCAAAGTGACTGCTGTTTCAGCGGCTTTTGCAGAAGCAGAACCACGAGTAGGTGCAGGAATGTGAATAGTGTCACCTTTCTTGCCCTTGAAGTTCATCTTCATAACCAAGTTCGCAAGAACCAAGTTTTTCTTGTATGCAGCTACAATTTCATCTGACCAAATTTCAGGAATGAATTTGTCTGCTGTAGTTGTGGTAACTGAACCACTGGGGGAAAATGCTGTTGCCATGTTAAATCTCCAAAAAACGATAAGTTAAATTATCTAACCCGTCCGTCTTGATACGCTTGCATGATTTCTCCGCTTAACGCCTCATAACGATCTGGGTCAGTCATCTTCAGCCGAATTAGATCAGCCCTACGATAGACTTTCTTTCCAGACTCCCCACTTCCACCTACATCAACACCCGCTGCTTTAAGGCTAGACTTGCGCTGAGTTTCCCCTGCTTCATTAGTCTGTCTTGTCTTAACTCCACGCAACTGTTTATAGGTACTCAACAATTCGTTTGCACTGTCGTAATCAAACTCGCCATCAGCTTTTGCGTACAAACCAAGGCGAACAGGTGAAGATTTCACCCAATTCACAAAGTCTGCATCTTGAGCGATCTGACCAAAATCAGGATGCTCTTGTGCCAGCTTTTGTTGAATCTGCATCTTCCTGAAATCTTGACCAGCTTGTCTAGCAGCAAGTACATCGGGATGGTTATCAACAGTCCTACGAACTGCCTCTTGTGGATTCTCGAAAAAATCTACTTCAGGCTCTTTCTCAATAGGTTGCTGTTTAGAGGAGAGGTTTTGCTTTATAAGTTCATCTGCCAGCTTTCGCACTTCCCCAACTTCCTGCGCTTGCTTTCCAATCAGCTTCTCAGCTTCTTGGTGCATTTTGACCACTTCTTCTAAAGATTTCTGCCTGTATTTCTCAGGCATCTCAGAAAGTGGTGCTACTTCAGGTAGTTGCTTCTTTTGCTCAACTGCATCTAACTCACTTAGCGACTCATCTTCATTGTCAATCAACATATTTTTACCTTTTTCCTGCCGTTATCGGTTCTAGGACATTCAACTCGACATTTCTGTTTATGAGTTGTGCTTTTGCTCCCACTTCAACTGATCTAGGTGTTTTTTCTCGAATTTCCCATGCTCTGATGGGAACGAACCAGACCACCCTTCTAGTTTGAAGTTTGGAGCAGATAGAGTACGGTTGGCTGTTTCTCCGCACTCACATCGAAAACTCGTTGTCTCATAATCAACAAGTCTTTCAGTTTTATGCCCGTTTGTACAGGCAAAATCAAACATTCTTTTCATTCAATTCCTCGTAGGCTCGTTCGCTGACCTCTTTCAAGGTTTTCAGCCAAGTCAAGATGGAAAGTTCACCTTTTTTGAACATCAAGGTCTTTTCATCAGGAATAACGCTTATATTATTGAGTGACTCTATCATATTGTCAATATCAATAGTTAATTCTTTCCAACCGTCCATTCCCATCATGGAAAATCGGTCTTCGTAATACTTTTGTAGTTCAGGGGTCATGCTGATGCCGTTTGCAATGGAGTCAGATTCTCTGTTGTCCAATAAGTCTTTGCAACCATTATTTTCAAATGCTCTTTGTTCCTTGCAAGGCAATCTGCCCAATCAGCATCAGTCATGCCTTCGGGCTGACCTGCCTCAATCAAGTTGACTGAGTCCATTGCGGCAGAGTAGTGCTGTGCAATTTGTTCTGCTGTGATTTCATTTTCCATTTTTAAGCTCCTTTAAGTTAAACAGAAGTGACGGTTTCCCAAGCTGTAGCACCGCCAATGCGTAGTTTGTTAAGCGTGGTATCAAAATACATTGCCCCTTTAACGTAGGCTGGTGCTGCCGCTGTTGTTGCTTGAACAGGAGAAATTGTTCCGTTAAAAATTGCAATAGAACCATTCCAATATGCTCTGACATTACCATCACCATCAGACAGCACAATGTAGTTGCTACCAGTAGCAGAGATGGGTGCGGCAGAGCCAGAGTAACGACCAATAATAGTGTTGTTAGAACCTGTAGTTACTCCGTTACCTGATTGATAGCCAACAAAAGTATTGGCTTGGCCTGTGGTGTTGCCATATCCAGCTTGATAGCCAAAAAAAGTATTGGCGATACCAGTAGTGTTCGTATACCCCGCCTGATACCCTACAGCAGTGTTGTTAGAGGCTGTGGTGTTGGCTTGAAGTGCCGCCCTACCTATTGCAACATTACTACCACCAGTCGTGTTGTTGTACAGCGCAACACTTCCTATGCCCACGTTGTTTCCACCAGTGGTGGTTAATCGTCCTGCCTCTGCGCCAATATAGACAAAATCATTTGCACTTGTGGCGGCTCGGGCGGCTTGAATTCCAACAGCAACAGAGCCATTTGACTCTGACCCGCCCACATAGCTGTAACCAGCTTCAGCGCCAACGGCTGTAAAACTTCCTGATACTAGGTTGCTGTATGCGGCACGATAGCCAAGAGCCACGCTTGTACCGCCAGATGTGTTGCTGTAGCCTGCTTGGTAGCCACCGAAGAAGTTACTTGCACCTGTTGTATTAGAGTAACCTGTTTGATAACCTACAGCAGTGTTGTTTGATGCTGTGGTGTTGGCTTGGAGGGCTTGGTAACCAATGGCTAATCCAGAAGCACCTGTTGTATTTCCCTCCAATGCACTTACACCCACCGCAGTGTTGCTAGCAACAGCACCAGCACCTCGTCCTACGGTGAGTCCTTGGATTGATCCAGCACCCGTAACCGTAAGCGTTGTAGATGCCGTAACTGAAGTAAATGCTCCAGACGCAGGAGTTGTTGCGCCAACAGTGCCGTTAATGTTAAAAGCTGTTGCAGTGCCTGTAATGTTTGTACCAACCAATGCAGACGGTGTACCAAGTGCAGGAGTCACCAAGGTTGGCGAGTTTGACAATACAACATTTGTTGTTCCTGTACTTGTCGTAACTCCAGTACCACCATTAGCCACTGGCAATGCAGTACCTGATAATCCAATTGCCAATGTGCCTGTTGTTGTAACAGGAGAGCCAGTAATAGACAAGAATGCAGGGACTGTTGCTGCCACACTTGTGACTGTTCCAGTTCCAGCACTTACGTTAACGGTTACATCATCTCCTGAATTTGTAGCAGTAACAGTTGCACCAACAAAATTAATATTCTTAACACCCGTAGAGATTGAAGTTCCCTCATCCTTAACGCCCACCGCCCCATTGGTAGACATAGTGCTGATAACTTTGATGCGTTCAGCAAGGTCAGGAGCAACAACTTCACCAACATTTACTTCTCGACCATCAGACAAAGCAATAATCAAAGAACCATCAAAGTCAATGTTTGCGTTTGTAACCGATACGCCATCAATACCATCTTCACCGTCTTTGCCTTGTACGCCTTGCAAGCCTTGCTTACCATCTTTGCCATCACGACCGTCTTTACCGTCACGACCATTACGCCCATCGCTTCCATTCTTACCGTCACGACCATCTTTGATAGTCGATACCCGTTTTACAATTACATCGGTTACGTTGTCATACTTATCTTGGATGTTAGTTTCAATTTTCTTTAAGGCTTGTATTACTGTCTGAACATTCTCAGCAGCCTTACGCTGTTGCATCTGCTTAACTTCAGAAACTGAATTGTTAATAGACGCAAATAAATCATCAGCTACGCCGTCTACGCCGTCTTTTTTAAAAACTTTATCTAGTTCCATTTGACAACTCCGTATTTAATTTCTGTAAGAATTCATTCTCTAAATCAACAACATTGCTTTTTGCATTATTCATCTGCAATTCAACAATCTTAGACTTATTCTTTATATCAGCTTCTTTAAGCATCAATTCAGCAATTTTAACCCTCTTATCAAACTCTTTTGAGGCTTGATCTGCGTCATTGGGTAGGTTCTTGGTGGTTGCAGCCATAGTTTTTGCCTGTATTTCCATAGGCATCAACTGAGTCTCAACCGACAATTTCTGTGCTTCAGCCCGATTTTGTTCTGCTTGAGTGGTCTGAACTGCAATATTTGCTTGTGCTGCTTGCATAGCCAACTGCTGTTGCACTTGCTGCATCTGTTGTGCTTGTGGATCAGGCTGCATCATCTCATCTAACTTAGCCATTAACTCCATGCGGTTAGACAAACTGCTGTTTCCAACGATTCCTTTAAGCAAAATAGGCAAAACAGGAGTATTTGCACCCAAAGTCTGCAACAAACCAATGAATTGCTGCTGTTCATACTCTCTAGCAATGATGCCAAGGGTTGCAGTAGGGATGAAGTTCATATCAACAGAGGGATAACGCTCTGGATCAAACTGCATAAACCTGAAAGCAGCCTTTTTGATAAATGGAATCAAGAAATCTTCTTGGAAGTTCACCAAGGTACGCTTGTATTTCTTGATGATGGAGGCAACCGCCATCGACATACCACCACCATCACGACTAGCTTGGCTAATCATGCCGTTAGAGTCTAGAGTTCCTGTTGCTTGTAGCAACATTCGCTCAAAGTCTTTGGCAGTTGCAAGATTATTTGGGTCAGTTGCTCCAAACTTGAATGGAAAGAGAATCTCGCTAGGAGAACCATTGACCAGAATAGCTTTTCCGGGCTTTACCTCAAACTTCATACCGCGGGGCAAGCGTGTTGCATCCATTGCCATCATGGGAGAGGTACTCAGTGCCAGTGAATCCAAGTGGCTGCGAGTCTGAGCATCAATGGCCTTTTGCATATTGAATGCTTTTTCCACCGTACCACGACCAAGCAAGCGATTTGGCACAGTATCGTCTTGGTAAGACAGAACTGGCCTGTCTTTCATCATATATGGATTTTCTTCAGCCTTTAAGAGCATCCCATCATTGGCAATCACAACAATGGCCTCAACCATGTCGGTGTAGTCTTCTGCTGCTGAGTTTTCAGGGAACAATTCAACAATATCCTTGTTCTCTTTCATGTTGTTGAGGTACTCACGGGGAACTAACCCATAGTAGGTCAACAAAAGAACCTTTTCATCCTGATACTGGCTTACTTCTTGAGTTGGTTCTAGGTCAGTGTCTTCACTGGCAGTACCAATGTCTACCTTACGGTAGATTCCACGCTCAATACCCTGCACAACCTTATGAATTGAAACGTATTTTTCAATAGCCACGCCCATACAGTCATCAATGCTTGTACCGTTAGGGTCAAACAAGAAGTTCTTGGGGTTGACAGGCATGATCTTGACAGAAATTCTGTCTCGCTCCATCACACCAATAGCTGCCTGACCCTGCTGATTAGGAATAGGTCGAGTTGAGGGAACATACTCTTTTTCAGTCTTGACAACAATTTCGCCTATGCCTGTTCCATAGATTTCAGCCATCAATTCGATCTGGTCGATAGCTTTTCTGATTTTGTCTTTCTTGAAGTCCTCAACGAGTTGATTCTTAATTATTTCAACATCAATAGGATTCCCGTTTACATCTTGGATATTGTCTTCAATGTCAAAGAAGTCACCTTGACCAAAGATTGCTTCCATAATTTCAGCGTGACGAGTCTCGACTGCTTGTTGAGTAGCAGGAGTTACGATTCGGCTGCGTTCAGACTCACGGGTTTTGTCTTCAGATGCCCATTGACCACGGAAGATACGTTCGTATTCCAGCCAATCAGGGAGAAAGTTAGTGTCTCTGTAGTCACGCCACTTGTCGCAGTGGCTAGTAACAAAATCTGTCAGTTCTTTATCAGCCTCAGTAGGCTCATAAAACTCATTTTGTTCAAGTTTGACTTCTTTATTTGTTGCCATAGTGTTATCCGATTGAACTTTCTAACAGTGGATTCTTAAAAGGGTCAGCATAGTCAAGGCCGCCAGAGGCAAGCATCTCAGGTGTTTGCTCCGCAGCCGCCAATGGTTGACCCTTTTTAACGCCCTCCTTCATTTTAGGCGTAATGTCAATGTAGCGGATGGGTTCGCCACTCTTTAAATTCTTGTCTTTATAACGAGTGGCTAATTTTTGGGCTTCTTCAATGCTATTAGCATTTTGATTGATGATTGTTTTTGAGCCATCTGGTTTAACTCCAACAACTGTAAAGTCGCTGAAAGGGGTTTTAGTAACAACATAATCAATATACGGAACTTCATTAGTCCTAACTTTTGTCTCACCAACACCAGCATCCCATTTCTTGCCATATTTTTCTAGGAACTTGGGGTAAATTTCATCGTAGTAAGCCTTCATACCCTCGCCACCAACAGTGAGGTTATCGCCTTTAAGCACTCCAGTTTGCTTTTCTGCAATCTGCTTTGCCATTGTTTTACCTAAGACTTCTTCTACTGTTTTCCCTTGGGCTTGACCATCAATAAACTTACCGTCTTTTACAGTTCCTGAAAATGTATTTTGCCCATTCTTTTTTGCATTAATAATAATTTCGTTTTGTGTGCCAATAGGGTTAAAGTTAATCTCATCAACATTCTGACGCAGTTCATTGGAGAACCTATCAACCTGCTGCTTACCAGTAGTCAGCCCCACCCTCTCATACCCATTGTCAGCGGCATACTTCAATATCCGCTTGAGGGAGAGTTGATACCAAGTGTCTTTGAAAGGTGCGTCTGGGACTCCTTCAGGCTTATTTAATAAGTTTGTCCATTCTTCATTAAGTTTTGCGGCTTGTTCGCTTAATTTTTTAATTTCCTCGTTCATTGCTTTAAACTTGGTCATCTCTGAATCTGGCAATGCCGCGGCTTCTTCTAGTAAGCGTGATCTTTTTTGAGTTGTTATAGTCAATTCTTTTTCAACTTGTGCGGGGTTTCTTTCTTTTCCAGTTTTATATCCACTCTCCCTCCCCGCCTGATGCCAATCTGACTGCAACTCCTCAACCAGCAACATCTTTTTGCCATCGGCATCGATGCGGTCATTAACCCGTATGTGGGCTAGGATGTTGGGTTCGTCAAAGTGGGAGGATTGGTACTTCCCTCCACCAATGCTTATTTGGTTAACTTCACCAGACTGAACCAAAGCATCGTATTCTGTTTGGGTTAGTGGTTCTAATTTGTCACTAATTTTTGCTCGTTCTGCATTAACTTCTGCAAGACTTACAGGTCTGGTTTTCTCTGGCAACTTCAACAATATCTCACGATAGTTCTCACCACCAGCAAGTTGCCAGCGTTGATGCTTGGTGGGTGGTATTGTTTTATTTATTTCGTTTATTTGTGTATCAAGTGCTTGTATTTGAATCTGATTATTTGATACAGTATTTCTTAATTGACCGTAAGAGATTTTTCCTTCTTCAAACTGAGATTTAGCATCGGCAATATTGTCAACAAGTCCTTTATATTTATCATTTAACGCATCTCTTGTTGTTTGTAATTCTGGGCTTAAATCACCACCCAACCTCACCTCTTGCACATTAATACGGTTATTGGCAATGAAGTCCTGCACCTCTTGCTTGGTCACATTAGGCTTGTCTTTCAGGAAGTCATCCAGACCAATCCACGACAGCTCGTCTTTTTTAACATCAGGCGCATTCATCAGGTCATTAAGGAACGACTGACCTGTACCCTTGCTTCTCTCCAAGTTCATTGCCGCTTGTTCAGCCGCTGAATAAAACCCTAGATCAGACACTGGTGCTGTAATCTGAGGCGCAATAACTTCTCTGGCAACCCTGCCCACCGCCGGCAAAGACTTGAACTGTGCTTGCAACTCGCCAATCTGCTGGTTAATTGCGCCAACCTCTACAGCAGATGTAGCCACTTTCTTTTGCGCCAGCAATGCTTGCATCTTGCCAGTTAACTGCTGCCGCATCGCAGATGACTCATCAGCCGCCGCCATGCTTGGACCAGGCTCAACCGCAAACAATGATGATCTTGGTTCAGCAAACATACTAGGCAGATTGGGTCTACCCATCGCTACATTCTCAGCTATGCGCTCGCCCACCATCCTTGCACCAGCACGACCAGCCCTA